GGATAATTTAGAAGATAATATCTAAAACCACTTCCAGTCTTTTGGGGCCAATATGAATTATGATACTGATAACGTCTTAAGAGATCTTTAAAAGATACAATTCGTTCTCCTTGATAAACAAGATATTGATTATCGTCCTTCAATAAAGGAGCATGTTCAGTCCCATAATTTTCTATGGGATTCCCTCCTACAGGATTGTTAGAATTATCAGTTGATTTTGCCATTTCAGCTTGTTGTTGGAAATAAGACAATTTAGAAAGATTATCACCTGGTATAGCAACAGCGAAATCATCACCTGCTGCAACCCAAACTTGAACTTTAATATCAGCTGGTTCAGTAGAAGGAGTCGCAAGTTCATTAACAACATACACTGTAAGTGTACCATTATCAAACTGTGTTCCTCCTGCAACTGAAGTTCCTGTTTTAAAAGTATCATTTGCAGATACACCATCAATTCCATAACATGCACCCCATGCTCGAATATCTGTCCATTTACATTCATAATCAAACTCTCTATCATTGGAAATATCTATTGTAGTTGAGTAAACTTGATTGAAAGCAACGGGTCCTGCGTTGTTTGTTTTAGGATTATAAACTAATCTCAAACGACCTCGATGATATTCTGAACAAACTACCTTAAAATGAAACTTAATGCTACCTTGCCATGCCTCAAAAGGACATGATGCAAATGCAATAGCAGTAGAATGAGTTTCAACCACTGGAAATGCTGACAATTTATCTATACAGAAAGGTTGCACAGACATTGAAGCCAGTAAAGTATCGGTAGTGGCCGATTCAGGCCAATCAAATTGGCGCCAAAATGTCATTCGAGATGCAATGGAATGAATAGTTAATTCATCAGCACCACCAAGACCCATAGTTCTAGTATCAACAGATAATTCATTTTTAGAATCAAGTGATAATTTTAAAACTGTCTCAGGTGCGTCTGAATTTGCTAAATTTCCAGCATAACGTGGTACATAAGGTTGAATATCAGATAAAACTGCTGGTCGTGAATAACCAAACAAACGTGCAATGCTACCAAGTTTAGAAGCCATCATACTAGTGGCCTTGGCATATGGTGCAACATAAGGTATCATAGTAAGAGCATTAGCTGCTTTAGCAACAGCTGATGCTGGTTTACTAATCAAACCATCATGTTTAAATTCATCACCCCGCATAGTATTACTACTTTTCATGGGTGACTTCTTTGCCTGTTGTTCAAATGGTTTAGGAAAACCAAATTGATCAATGTCAACAATAGAAGAAGTATCTGATTGTGCTTCAACTGTAGTAGGAATAAGAAGAGAAACATCTTCTGCCCATGCAAATATGGATACAGTAATAGGATCTGTTCCTCCATTAGCATGTCGTAAAACGTCAAAATCGTGAATTTTACATTCACCCATTTGATCTTCCCATCCAGTTGTTGTAATATCTAAATAGTTTTCAGGCCAAATAAAAGGTAAACACATATGTCCTCCTTCAGATGAACAAGGATCAATCAATATATGTGGTTTATTTGAAGCAGCTATAAGATCTTGAATGAAAAATGACCGGTTAATGGTAACTTGATCATTCTCAAGATAAGGGTTATAAGATAACATTGCCCTTCCATAATAAAAGGAATTACCATTAATCAAAACTTTCAAACATAATTTACATCTTAAGTTCCTAAATCTATTTATTTTCTCAAGAACATCAGAATTACCAAAATAGTCTGACCAAGGATTAAAACCTTGAAATAACTGTAATCCTGGTGTCCATTGATATTGTTGAATCTTGACTGGTCTCGACAAAAATTCTCCAAGTCCTGCGTCGTCGAATCCGCTAAGCTTAGAAGTCTCATCTGGAGTTGCCGCGACATCGTATGTCCACGGTGTATCTCCATCAACAAAATGAACATTTTCAGATGTTGTATTTTGAGAAATCTTAGCTATCATAAAACTTGGGCCATCATTAGCTGATGACGGGCTATTATTATTAATATCAGTAAGCGTATTTAAAAATACCAAAAGAATGCTGCTTAACATTTCTAATGGCAATGATGTTTTGTTGGATGACGAATCCTCCGGTAAATACCGGTATACCACGAGGGGTATGTCATAATGTACAAAGCTGTTCACATATTATGTAAACATATAAAATATAATATCGTGCAGTAATCCATATATACATTCCTATTTTCAACTCTAGTTATACAATCCCGAATAGGTTCGGAATGGATGTTTTTAACGTCTACCCAAGACGGTATGAATCATTTAAGATTCGAAATGTTTGCGTTTAAATTGGGCTAAACGCACATCGTAATCATCATACAATGAATTCATTACAACACCAAGGTCTTCATTAACATCTTTACTTAAGTTCTGCAACTGAAGACGTTCAGCAACTTTGATCATTTGCCCATGACGAAGCGTGAATAATTCTCTCCCATGATGAAACCATTCTCTTAATGCTGTTTCAATATTTCCAGCAGCATGCTGTTTAGCACCTATAGTAGATTTCAAAACAGTATGTAAACTTTTAAAAATTGAATCTTCATCCAAAGCTCCATGAATTAATTCTGTCTCCTCATTATAAACGTTTTTACGTTTGAGAAAATCAGACTCTAAATCATTCATATACTTTGTGGGAACAGATTCCTTATCTGGCATAGTAAAAATAATATCATTTTCTTCCATATAATCTGCAAAAGAAATATGATTAAACCAATCAAAGCCTTTCTTAACAGAACCCTTAGCATCATCGCCGTACGTGCCCAAAGCACACACTGCTTTAAATTTGGGTAATGTTTTCAAAGTATATCCATTTTTCAGGCCATTATAAGCATAGCCACAACGAAAATTCAAACAATTGTCTACACAATTTCCATACACAGTCATATTATTGCCAGAAGGGTGGGATCCATTATGAATGATTAAATCACCATTATAAGCAACCACCGAATAACTAATTTCAGTGGCAATTCCACGCATAATCAACAAATCATCCGCAGAATATGTTCCACACTTCTCACAAACATTACAAAATACTTTGTAGGAAGCCATTAGCATTTGAGCGGGCATACGTAAATCAAATTTACTATAGTCACCTGCTAAAATTCTGTCATCACCATGCTGTTTCATAAATTTTGCATACTCGTCCCATTCAGGACCATGCGCATTTATACCAACAGCACATTCAGAATGCAGTGGAAATAAGGACATTAATCTAGCTAATGGTAAGAAATATTTTCTTACTATCAATTGAAAAGCCCAACCCGCAGCTTGGAAAACTCGTACTTTGTCCTTAGAAAGTGGTGTCGGTTCATCTTTGACACACGCTTTAAAAATGGTATAAGCACGTTCGCCGCGTCGAAATCTGGCACACATGTCTTCAGCCATCTCTAAAACTTCTGGTGCAATAGAAACTGGACAATTAAATTTTTCATAACTATCAGGATCTAATCGTACAATCCATTCTTCTTTAGGACCACTCAAAGGAAATCCTTTAGAAGTGCTCTTAGGTACAGCATCAAGAAAACGAGCACCATCTCGGCCCGCCATTATTTCCATATCATCCAATGGTTTAAATTCGGCTTTAATCCAATGAACATGCTTTGGACTTGAAAGGACTTTAACTAAATCCTCTTCATAATCATTCATGGCCCATTCAAGTAATTCAGGGTCTAAACCACAAGAGGTATTAGCTGAATATTGCATTGATGCTTGCCATTGACGTTTAGCATTAAATTTTGGAGCTCCCCAAGTACAAGGAACACCACACACTTCCTCCACAGCATCAGAAATAATAGTTTTATGTACAGTTGATTTAGTGTGTGATGAACGTCCTGGACAATTTCCAAGAGCCGTAATCTTTGAATATTTAGGTAAATAATTCAAAGGTGAATTAGGATGAATAAAAGAAGATTGATTTACTACTTCTACACCATACATTTCCGTTGGAAAATCACCATTAGACATTGCATTTAAAACTGGTTTATCCTTCATTCCGTTATTTAAATCGGATATCATAGATTGCGTAATATTAAGTGCTATTCCAATTTCTGTACCGGGCGAGCCAAGTAAATGTACACCTGCAATACAAGGAACATTATACTCTCCAATCAAAACACCCATACAAAGACCATTAAAAGTCTTATAAGGTAATCCATATATGTATCCGGTTCCTCCAGAATGCTTCATTGAAGTTTTATATGACACAAGATTATCACGAAGAGTACCATCTATATTACGGTACAAAAAAGAACCCGCACCTCTGGTGTGAGTAATTTTCTCCGGGAAGTGATCAATCAAACTAGCATGTGGATTAAGGAATGTAGCACTAACAAGTACTAAATCCAATCCTTTAACAACAGAAGCCATATTCAATGCTACATGTCCTTTAAAAACGGAATTTAATCCATCACCTTCTTTAAGTCTACACAAAACTTTAAGCTTCGTTTTAGATCCAAAAACATGCAATGGCAAAAGCATATTATTCCCTTCAATTACAAGTCCATCACATTTATTAGTACTTCCATCGTCAGCAACAAATGTAACATGATACAAATTTTTCTGAATCTTGTTCTTGAGTTGTTCAACTGTAGTGGTACGTGCTTTATGAGTAACATGTAATTCTTCCCATGCTGGTTTAGCCCAATCGCTGACTTTAGAGTCACGCTCTTGTATCTCTTCAGCATTTTCAGGATTTAATGCAGATTGACGTTGAAATAAACTTTCTAAAGTTTTACGTGCTTTAACAGCATTAAAAATCATTTTCAAAACTTTATAACTTACAACAGCGACAGAAGCCCATTTGGCAACTTCACGCCAGTTAATACGTCTTATTTCTCCATAAGTACGTTGGACTACTCCTCCAACCTGATCTAATATTTGCATTCTATCTCTATACCATTTAACAATAAGCACGAGTGCAGTACAAGCTAAAAATACTTGAAATACTGCAAAAATGCACAAAAAAGAACAATAAGGTAATAATAAATAGAAAATAGGAGATATAATAATATCAGCTATACTACAAAAAAGAATAACATTACGAATATGATCAGCAAATACAGGTGACCATAAATACCAATAAAACCTACGAAGGCGTTTATGAGTAAAGAATCGGGCAATAAGTACATCACCAAAATCTAACATTAAAGTTGGCATAAACTCCATCCATGCAACAAGTTCTTGAAATGTTGCATTGACAGTTCTATATGCTTCTTTACAACCCATTCCAGTAAATAGGCTCCAAAAAGAAACTTGAACAGCTCGTATCTCAATGATAGCATCGGGATCCGGGTCAGGGGGGGTAAGCCATTCTAATGGCGTAGGTTCAAATTCTGCCTGATTCTTAAAATAATCTGGATATATAGCAGTTTCATCGTTATCAGGACTAGCAAATACATTTAAACTATACTGTAAATCCAACGAAGTATCAGATGCATGAGAATTTAAAATACCTTGTGGCTCACATTGAGGCACTTCAATATTTTGTGCACATTTACACATCTTTCCAACTCGTCTACATGTTTGACACAATTGCATCTTTTCGACAAGAGTACTTTGAATATCTTGTAATACACCTTGATTTTTCATATGTACATCGGCTTTCATATAACAATATTCCATTGTTTCGAATATGTCAAATTTATAGCCTGTATCCAATGAAGGTTTAAAATTAGAATCTAATTCTATCATACCTGTATTAGATTGAGATGAACATTCAGAAATAATAATTTCCCAAATATCAGGCATAGGATCAGTTCCAAATTTACGAATAACTTCATTACTATCCATGCGTGTTTCACCTGGTAAACAAAATTCAGGTTTAATACGAACATCTAAATTAATAATCATACGTCTTCTAATAGATTCAGTACAATTAGAATATTGATTAGCAACTTGCTCAATTTTACAGTTACTAGTATAACATGTAATTTTAGGAGTATGGGGAGTGACCCCTTTACCTTCAATTTCTGCTTTGTTAGCAAAAAGTGGAGCATTATTGTTGTGATCAACAATCTTTTGGGTAGGTGCAGATTCTAAATAATCAGCTTTAGTATTCATAACATCATCAGTTAAGTAAGCATGAACTCCACCAGTAATGGTGGAATCATACTTATCTTGCTCATTAATGCTTGCAATACGATCCAATTCATCATTAGGTACTCCCATATAACTAAGGAGTGATTTAATAAATAATTGTGATAAAGAAGATTTTCCCACACCAGAATTTCCATAAATCCACATGGATAACGGAGCTTTCCTAAATTTTCCATTAGAACGACGTGCATTAAAATCAGCTCTCCATCCAATCATACGATCAAGACGTGTTTGAAAAAATGAAGTTTGCCAAGTATTTTTACTTAATTTCTTACATTTTTTACAAAGAATAATTGCTGATTCTAAGTGTTCCAAATATTTAACATCATCCAGTAATATCTTCTCTCCTTTAAATTCAACGCGCATAATAGGTAAATTCAATGATTTGGCATGTGGCGTTGCTTCAAGCAACATCTCATATAAATAATCAAATTCCTTCGCGTCTTCTCCATCAAAAAGAAATTTACGTGGATTTCCGGTTTTAAAAAATTCATAGCCACCTGAAATGAAAAATTCCAAAGTGCTAAGTATGGCAGATAATAAATCAGAAACATCTGCATGTTTCCTAAGTGTTCCTATTCGAAATAAATTAATTCCTTTTACAGTAACACTTAAATGTTTTCCGTCAATAAAACCCATAGTTGCGATGATTGAAATTAATTCTGAAACCTTTTCAAAAGCAGGTGATTGTTTAGCAGCTTCCCAATTATTTAAATATTCGGGTAACTTAGACACCCACTGTGTATCTTTGTTATCATCATCAAATTCAGCTTGCTGTTCAAATGGATTAAAACCAAATCGTTCTTTAAAATAAGCTATCTGTGCACTTGAAAAATTCAAAGTGTTTTTAACTGATTTTTGTGACAATTCGGGTATAATACTTGTAATGGCAAGTGTTAGTGTCGCAATGATTTTTGACGGTCTTTTCTCTTTATGAAGCAAATGAGCTACAGAAACAACAGATGCTAATTTATTAGACATTAAAGCTATTGTATCAGGATCTGTAAATGATCTGTGCATATTACGCTCTACATCATTAAAAAGAGAAGCAATGGAATATTTAATGCGTGTTTTATCTTTTTCATCACATTTAAATAAACCTTGTTGAACATAATTGTTATTTTGACGTTTATCGTCTTTATGTACCTTTTTATTGACATTTAAGGCACGATTACGTTCTTTGCGACGCTCAGTGTGCGCCGACTTTTGGCGTTTCTTAAATTGATCCCTACGAACTTGTTTGGAGTTAGACTCACTTTGTAGTTCATAAGGTAAGAAACTATATATCTGAAATAGTATTGCTACTACCAGTGACCTTTTGACATTTTCGATTTTTTCTCCGCAAATTTTGAATAAATTCATGATTAAAAATAGTAAGGTCGTGCCAAATAAATAACTTTTCTTCAAAAGTTGGAATAAAACTAATTCATTAGTCTAAAAATATTGCCTGGTCAGCGTCGGGTAGAGGTAATTAAAAATCGGGCATGTCGGCCCTGGTACAGCGGTGTACTGCACCTTAAATTATACTTACATCCTTCGCATATTCCGGTTATAATAAGATCTTGGGGTACGTTCCATTAAAACACCTCAAAGGACCAATTCTTCTCTAAAATACTAATCTTTACTAACATCTCTAAACCCTTATAACGGGCGAGTATGTGTTAATGCGCAAATTTCATATATAAAGTGGGATTCCTTTAGCAGTATTAAAGTCCTAAACCTAAATAGACAACTAGTAGAAAAACTTCATAGTTAAAA